ATGGATAACTTCCTTGACCCGCAGACTAAAAAGCCGATTGAGCTTAAATTCGACACGATTCATTACGCAGGCAAGATGAGGAACGCTGTCCCGGACAGGATTATCGCCATGTTGCCGAACGAGCTCAGGCAAGAGCTTGCGGAAGTGATTCTCAACGAGTCAAAACTTACGGAGGGCGAGCAAAAAAACTGATCGTGGCGGTTCACTTGGGCGACCTCACCATGAACTGCCGCAATTGTTTATGCGGGAGAAAGATTCAATGCGAGTATGAAGTGCCCGGACAGGAAGTCTGGGAACTATACGGCGAGCAGTACAGAGGATGCCCTTTTAAAATCGTCACGAGACAGTCGGCGAATTTTTTAAGGGCATTTCAGTTTTATAAGCAAGGGTATCTGCCGAACGAAGGCAGTTGGATCGAGCAGTCAGCGAAGATGCTGGATGCTTTTGAGGTCATTGAGAAAGAGCTTCAAGCGATAGAGCTTGAGCGTGAGAAAAGAAGGAATCGGTTTAAGAGATGACGAATAAAGAGCTGTCAATCATATTGCGTTTGCGTGACGAGGCCACAAAACGTCTTGAGGGCGTGCGTGGCAGTCTGCAAAGGTTCGCTAACTCTTGGAAGCAGAATTGGCTCGCTATCACCGCCGCTATTACGGCGAGCATCATGGCGCTTCGCAAGGCTTGGGATCTTATGGAGATGGGGGCGAAAGCCCAGCAGATTGAGGAAAGTTTCAAGCGCATGGCCGAGAGTGTAGGTATTAACTCCCGGGAGATGAAAAAGGCGTTGATGGAAGCCTCGAATGAGACAGTTAATTTCTCAAACGTGGCGGATAAAGCCTCGGCTCTCATGGCGCAGGGGTTGAACATGGATCAGGTGACAGCGCTCATGCGGCAGGCTCGGGTTGAGGCGAGGATATTCGGCACGACAACGGAGGAAGCGTTTCAAAACATATCAAGCGCAGTCACTGGCGGGTTAGTCACGACATTGCGCAGGTCATACGGGCTTCAGTTGTCGCTTAAAGATGCGACTGAGGAATACGCCAAGGCTACGGGCAAGAGCACGGAAGAAGTGCAGAAGTATCACATGGCGCAGGCGCTCGCCAATCATATTTTAGAGAGAAGTAAATCGCATCTTGAGGCGGTGAACCTTGAGTTGATGACAAGTTACGAAAAGGTTCAGATGCTTAAATCTAAATGGAACGATTTCATGGAGTCAACCGGGCAGATGTTATGGCAGGTGCTTGGTTTCCTTCAGGGATTAGCCAATCAATTGGTGACAGGCGTATTCACGATTCTCGAATATGGAGCCGGTGCGGTGAAGGCGTTTATTCAGGGGATTGTCAACGCTCTCAATGGTCTTTTAGCGTTTGGGACGGATTTCTTTCAAAAACTCATGGTGCCGCTAATTAAATTCTATGAGCTTTTAGGAAAACTTCCCGGCTCAGTCGGTGAGACGTACAGGCAGGCGGCGGCTGAGGTAGAACGATTCTCGCAGTCATTAGAGGATAACACGATCCAGTTTAATGTTGAGGGACTCACGCAAGGGCTCGAGGAGGCGAGGCAGGCGTTTAATCTTGCGGCTCAGGAAAGCGCAAAAGAGGCGATAGCGCAGTACGACCTTGTTTTCGCCAAGGTCAAGGACACCGGTGATAAGACAGCGGAGATTCTGAAGAACGTGGCGAAAGAGGTCGGCAAGGGAGCTGAGGAAGCGGGAAAACAATTTAACGCTATGGAGGAGTTCGCCAAGCAGTCCGCTCGGAATATGCAGAACGCTTTCTCGGACTTTTTCTTTAAAGCGTTTACCGGTGAGCTTCGCAGTGTCAAAGAAGTGTTCGCAGATTTCGGCAGAGCGGTTTTGCAGATGATCTCAAATATTTTGGCGAAGCTGTTACTCATCAAGATGTTCACCGCCATGGCCGGGGCTGGCGGAACGATATTCGGCGTGCCTGTGGCGAGTTTATTTCATCAGGGCGGCACGATTCAAAGACGCAACCGTGCGTTTATTCGTGCGCATTCCGGTCTCGCTCCCGATGAGGTGCCGATCATTGCGCAGACCGGTGAGGGTGTGCTTTCCCGTAGGGGTATGCGAGCTATCGGCGGATCAGACAATTTAAGGTCGCTTAATAACGGCGAATCTATCCAAGGCGAGGGGATAACCATAAACGTCAATCAGGTTATACAGGCGTGGGACGCTCAGGACGTGTGGCGTAACCGCAAGATGTTATCCTACGCCATCGCTGATGATATTTATAACAACGGCAAGATTCGTTCCGTGATCAGGAGTTACGCATGAGCGATTTCACGTATTTGCCAGATTTTGTTTTTGAGGAAACGCTGGAGTATAAGACGCTCATTTCAGAGTTTGAGAGCGGTGCGGAACAACGCAGACGCAAATGGGCGGCTCCGCTACGTAAGTGGCGATTGAGATTTAACAGCAGGGTTAAAACGGATATGCAGGCGGTGCGGGAGTTTTTCAAAAGTAAATACGGGGCGTTCATGGCGTTCACATGGACAAACCCGAATGATTCGGTTGAGTATTCGGTGCGGTTTGTGGAGGACAGTTTTAAATTCACCATGAAGGCGCACGAGGTTTATGACTTTGAGTTTGATTTGCAAGAGGTGAAGTGATGCCCCGGGAAGTTGATCAGACATTTAAACAGGAAAAGGCGAAGCAGGAAAACGCCCCGATATTCCTTTACACGCTTGAGGCGTATGACGGTGTCAACGACTTGCGTTTAGCCAGTTTCGATCAGGATATCACTTATGACGGTGTTCTTTATTCTAAGTTTCCGATAACCCATGAGTTTATATCGGAAAACAATCAGGGGCAGATTGAGCAGGTAAAGGTCAGGCTTGGCAACGTTTCAAGGCTTATTGAGCTTTATCTCGAGCAGTACGATTTCAGGGGCAAGAAGGTAACGATCCGCATGGTTTGGGCGGATCAGTTGTCGGATCCGGACGCCCACATGGATGACGTGTTTTATATCGATAATTATTCCGCTGATCAAAAGAATGTTGAGTTCACTTTGACCGGCAAATTTGACGTGCTGGGCGTGGACTTGCCAGCACGGAGGTATGCCCGCAATTATTGCGCTTGGAAATTCAAGTCAGTGGAGTGCGGGTATGTTGGAGGAGAGAGCGCATGCAACAAAACGAAACAACGTTGCAAACAACTGGAGAATTACCAGCGGTTCGGGGCGTTTCCGTCAGTGCCATCAAGACGAATTTACGTGATGTAGAGAAACGCATGGTTGAGAAGTATCTCGGCGTTTCTTACCGTCACAGAGGACGCACAATGGACGGGCTTGATTGCTGGGGTTTTCTTAAGCTGGCGTACGCTGATTTTGGCGTTTCTCTCTTTGATGTGGAGGATCTGGAATACAGCAAGATTTGGGGACTTAAAGGCAAAGACTATTTCAGGGATAACTACGCCCATGATTGGGAGAAGGTAAATGACCTGCAGGTTTTAGACGGCATCTTGTTTGTTAATTCAAAAGGGATCGCAAATCATGCGGGAATAGTTTTAAGCAACAGGCGGTTTATTCATTGTTGTCGTCAGGGCGTGATCGTGTCACGGCTTGATGATGTTTCGTGGGTTAAAAAGATAGAAGGGTTTTACAGGTTAAGAGCATGGTCATAATTCGTAACATAGCCAATCCATTTAAGACTGAGGATGCGCAAGTTCGGGAGTTTAAGTATTCCCGGAGCAAATGCGTGCGGGATTATCTTGATGAGTCGGGTTTTGACTATCAGGGCAAACGAGTGATCGTCACAGGCTAACGCATTGAGGATTTGTCCGTGAGGATTGATAACGGCGACGAGATTGTCGTTGTGCCGGAGGTAAAAGCGCCTATTGTCGCTGTGGTGTCATGGATTATTTCCGCTGTCTGGGCGGCGGCCGTGGCGCATCCTTTTTTGTTCACGTTCTTCGTGCTTTCCATGGGCTATTCGATTTATCAATACATGAACCAGCCCAAGATGCCTGATTTTAATCTGGGAGCGGGAACAGGAATGGATGAGGGGTCACCTACATATGGCTGGGACGGCGTGCAGACCATTCAGGAGGTTGGCGTTCCGGTGGCGGTGGTTTACGGCAGGCACCGAATAGGCGGCAATATCGTTAATCAGTATTTATGGGAGGACGGAGATAAGCATTATCTCAATATCCTGCTCGCTCTTTGCGAAGGGGAGATTGAGTCGATTGAGGAAATAGAGTTAAACAATAATCCAATCGGCAACTTTGACGGCGTTTCCGTGGAGAAACGTTTCGGCGTGAATTATCAGAGCATGATCTCTAACTTTGAGGATCTGCACAATGTTTATCCGGTTAACGCCAATCTTACGCAGAACAACCCGTATGTCTACACCACAATCGATTCAGATGTCGAGGCGTTTGAGATTCATTTAAGGCTTAGCAACGGGTTATATCAGCAGAACTCAGGCTCAGGTGATATTCAAAGCTGGAGCGTGACTTACCGTGTTGAATACAAACTTCATTCAGAAAGTGTTTATATCGACTTGGGGGAGACGACGATATCAGGGCAGTCACGCACCAGTGTTCGGCGTGTGTTCAGAAAGAATGGGCTCACGCCCGGGCAATACGATATTCGCATTACCCGCACCAGTGAGGACAGCTCGCTTCAACCGTTAAAGCAAGGCGATCTTACGCTGTTTCAAATCGATGAGATTAAGACCGACGATTTGGTTTATCCAAATACCGCATTGCTCGGGCTTCATTTATTAGCGACAGACCAATTGAGCGGATCAACGCCGAATATAACAGCGATCGTTGAAGGCAAAAAGGTTTCTATCCCGGACGTGCGAAACGCAGGCGTAGCGGTTGCTTGGGAGGACTATTACTGGGACGGGAATGATTATCGGTTGCTTGCGGATGATACGCTTCTTTCATGGGACGGTTCAACATACGTTTTGAGATATTCGGCGAATCCGGTGTGGTGTCTGCGGGATCTCGTGACAAATAAAAGATACGGTCTTGGTGAGTTTATTCTCACGGACAATTTAGACAACGCCTCACTTCTTGAGATGGCGCAGTATTGCGAGGAGAAAGTTCCAGACGGCCAAGGCGGGTTTGAGAAACGGTTCAGAATGGATGTGGTTGTGGACAGTAACCATAAGGCGCTGGATATTTTGATTCAGTTATGCGCCACGTTTAACGCCATGCCGGTGTATAGCGCAGGAGGGCTCGCTTTTAAAATCGATAAGCCCACACTCCCAACGCAGTTATTTGGCATGGGGAATATTGTCAAAGATTCATTCGCCCAGAGTTGGAAAACGATGAAAGAAGTGCCGAACGTGATCGAGGTTCAGTTTACGGACAAGGAGAAAAACTATCAGCAGGAAACAATCGCATACATCGATGAGGAATCGTTAGCGTTGGGCGAGCCAATGCGCAAGAGCCAGATTCGTCTGTTTACCACGGGGGCGAGTTACGCAATACGTGCGGCACGATACGCTTTGAAGGTCGCCCGGTATATTAACCGTTCGGTAGCTTTTAAAGCTGGCATTGACGCTGTCGCTTGTCAGGCGGGTGATATTATTTCGATTTCACATGACGTTCCGCAGTGGGGTTTTTCAGGCAGAGTTCAGGACGGCAGTTCATCGACGTTGATTAAGTTAGACCGGGCGATGGTTATTGAGGACGGCAAGTCTTACAAGATACAAATCCGGTTCAGTGATGACACGATTGAGGAACGGCTTATTACGTCGCCAACGGGGACTCATAGTGAGATTGAGTGTGAGGCTTTCCCAGCGGACCCGCAGGCGTTTGATGTTTACGCTATTGGCGAAACGAACAAGGTGAAGAAAGATTTCAGGGTGGTATCGGTTCAGCGTGAGGGCAAGCATGAGGTTCAAATATCTGCGCTTGAGTATAACGAGGCGGTGTATGACGATTCGGATATTATTCTGCCGCAGAATAATTACTCATCGTTATCGAGCGAGATTCCGACAGTCAATAATCTCAGTTTGACGGAATCGCTGGTGAAAAAGACAGACGGAACGATTGAGAACGCTATCGATGTCTGGTTTGATCGCCCGGCCTATATCGATCATTACGTTAAGTCATACGCCAAGGCGAAGATTTATATAAGCGATGATGACGGTCAGAGCTGGCGTGCGAGAGGTGAAACCACCGGCACGCAGTTTCGCATTATTGGCGACATTGTTGACGGGCATACATATAAGGTCAAGGTGACTTCGCTGGATTCATTAAATGAGGAGAGTTCGCTTGCTACGGCCCCGGAGAGCGAGATCACTGTTGTTGGTAAATCGGCGCCGCCTTCAGACGTATCGTCGTTTTTGGTTAACCGCAACAGGGACATGCTTTATTTCGGATGGACGCCCATAGCGGATGTTGATGTGTGGGGATATGAGATCAGGCGTGGGCTTGATTGGGAGAGCGGTGAGTTCATTTCGCTTCAGCAGGGATCGCATTACCTAACGAAGGACGTTAAGCGTGGAGTCGGACAGAGCTACTGGATAAAAGCTATCGATACATCAGGCAATTATTCCGTGAACGCAAAAGAAGCGGTTGTAACGATCACGGAGATTCCCTTCCGGAATATTATCGCAGAGTACCAAGAACAGCCGTTGTGGGAAGGGACAAAAGACAATACCGAGCAGAGCGGGGATTCCATCGTGATTACTGATGGCGTGATGTCCGGAACGTATACCACACCGATCAGGGATTTCGGGTATGTGGCGAGCGTGTATATCGGCATAGACGTTATCGTTTCGACTTCTCTTGGCAGGAGATTTAACAGCGATGATGTTACGAAATTTAACGATAGCCCATCATATCGTTTTACCGGACAAGAGACATTGAGAGCGGCGAGTTTTCGCATAAGGACTTCAGAAGATGGTATTACGTGGAAAGATTGGGAGGATTACCAGCCTGGCGATTATTTCTGCCGCTACTTTCAGATTGAGTTGACGCTGTACAGGGAGAATATCGGCGACGCTATCACATGCTCAACGTTTCAGTATTTCGGGGATCTCCCGGACGTGGACGACTATGGCAATGATTCGGTGGTCTCAGCGGT